GGACCTTGAGAATGCGCGACTCCAGCAGGTCTGTGATGCAGCCACAGAGCAGATCAATAACTGGATAGGTAGAACCACAGACCTAAGCCCAGTGCCAGCCTCCCTGGCTGAAGTAGCTCTCAGCCTGAGTATTGATATCTGGAAACAGCCAGACGCTACGTTTGGCATCATGGGTCTGTCTGAGACTGGGCCTATCAGGGTGGCTAGAGACCTGGTGGCTAGGTATGACTCCTTGCTCATTCCCTTCTATGAGGTTGAAGCCTGGGGAGTCGCGTGAAGCTCAGCCTAGCTAGAGAGGAACTGGCAACTATTTGTGTCGCTACTCTCCCAGTGGAGTGGGGTGTAGTTGACCACCTGCCAGATTCTGTAGCTCCACCCATGGTACTAGTTGCCTGGGGGGACCCCTGGATGAAACCCAGCACCCTTTGTGTCTATGAAGCCACAATGGAACTGATGCTGATTGCTCAGAGGATTGAACCAGGTGGAAAGCTGGAGACTCTAGAAGAAGGAGTCAGCCTGCTGCTACCTGCTCTCAAGGGGACTGACTTCACCCTGATTGATACCACTGCACCATACCCCATGAATATAGGTGGAGTGGACTACCTAGCCTGTTCCATCAACCTGCTATATGACCTTGAATAAGGAGAACCAGAATGGCTGCTAAACCCATCAAGCTACAGGACCCCTGGATTACTTTGGGGGTGGATGGAGCAGGACCCCCAGTAACTGTGCAAGCTGACCTAACTTGCTTTAGCTCAGGAGTGCATCTGATTCCTGAGGAAGATGATGCAGCAGCTACCTTCTGTGACCCTCTGGGGTTTGCCTGGGTGCTGACCATTGACCTGAAGATGAGCCTAGGCCCAGACTCTCTAGATGAAGCTCTGACTTCAGTAGGGGGACCAGGAGCAGTGGTACCGTTTGAGTTTGCCTACAGGAATGAAGCTGCTTCTGCTACTAATCCCCACTGGTCAGGAGAAGTCAGGCTGGTGGCTTATGCCATTGTTGATGCTGGAATCAATGAGGTTACAGAGATTAATCTTGAGATGGATGTTATTGGGGATATCGTCAGGGATGATGGTGGAGCCTTGACTGTGCTGGGTGCTAATGGTGGGCATACTCATGTTAGCAAGGGTACTAAGCCTGCCAGGAACACTAAGGAGCCAGTAGCTGCATGACTGCCTTTGATGACTTGACCCTGGGTGAAGTAGAGATGATGACCACTGAAGCTCTAGGTGGAATCACAATCTCTGAAGCTGACCCACTCATGCTGAGTGGTGCAGTTATGTGGGTGACTGAGAGAAAGTCAAACCCTACATTACCCTGGGATGAGTTTAAGGCTAGGGTGAAGATGGGTGAGATTAAGACATTCTCTGAGACCATGATGAGTGAGAATGGGGATGATGAGGCAAACCCTCCAGTAGCTCTGCCAGAGCAGCAGAGCTAAAGGATAAAGCCTACTTCTGGCACTACTGGAGAATCACACCTACTGAGTATCGCTCCTTAACTGTGGCTGAGCATAACGCTATGGTAGAAGTCATGAAGGATGATGCCAGAGCTAGACGTAAAGCAGCTAACAGAGGTAGACGATAATGGCCAGGTCTGGGACTCAGAGAGATACTGTTGCTGAGATTAAAGGACTGAACCAGCTTCTGAAGGTGCTGAGCAAGATTCCCAAAGAGCTTCAGAATGAGGTTAGGGATGCCAGCCAGGAGATAGCTGGGGACCTGGTAGCAGGTGCACAGAGAGCAGCCAGCACCCCCCTCCAGAACCTGGCTGCTTCTGGGCTGAAAGCTAAGAGAGACAGAGTGCCTGTTGTGAGGGTGCCTAAGACTCAAGCTAGGCCAGGGGTCAAGTTCACAGATATCTTCTATGGTGCTGAGTTTGGGGGTGGAGCCAGACCCACTACCCAGCAGTTCCTACCTCATAAAGGTAAGCAGGGGTATTTCCTGTACCCCACTGCTAGGAGTCAGGCTAGAGCCAATACTGAGAAGTGGGCTGAAGCAGTAGATAAGGCTTTCAGGTCCTGGGACCATAAGGAACGCTGATGGCTGACAGAGAGTTTCTACTTAAGATTGTAGGGGATGTATCCCAGGCTCAGAAGTCTATAGGTACCCTTGAGAAGGATATCTCAGGCTTCAAGTCTACTGCTGGCAAGATAGGTGCTGGCATCCTGGGTGCTGTTGCTGTTAATGAGGTGGTGAATGTAGGCAAGGCTGTTGTAGGTGCTGCTTCAGACCAGGAGCAAGCTCTGGGAGCCTTACGCTCTGTCTATGGTGACTATGCCACAGACATGGAGAAGTTTGGCGATACCACTGCTGAGAACCTGGGTATCAGTAAGGCTGAGTTTAGCCAGCTAGCTGCTGTTACAGGTTCCATGATGAAGAATGCTGGGGTTCCCCTTGATGAGGTAGCCAGCAGCACCCAGGACCTAACTGAGCGCGCTGCTGATATGGCTGCAATGTTTGGGGGACTGTCCCTGAAGCCATGAACGCTATTAACTCTGCTCTCAAGGGAGAGAGAGACCCTATTGAGAAGTATGGGGTTAGCCTCAAGGAGTCAGCAGTTCAGGCTAAAGCTGTTGAGATGGGCCTAGTTGATGCTGAAGGCAAAGTCACAGACTATGGAAAGTCTATGGCTACTCAGGCTCTCATCATGGAACAGAGTTCTGATGCTGCTGGTACCTTTGCTAAAGAGTCAGGTACGTTAGCTGGCCAGCAAGCTATCATGAGTGCACAGATGAAAGACACTCAGGCTCAGATAGGTACCATGCTCATGCCCACCATCATCAAGCTGAGTAAAGTTCTCATGGAACTGATTACCTTTGTGAAGGCTAACAGTCAATGGCTGTTCCCTCTGGCTGCTGGCATCATGGGAGTAGTCCTAGCCATCAAGGCATGGCAGGTGGCTCAAGCAGCCTGGGGAGTCGCGACAAAGGTAGCCACTGCTGCTCAGTGGTTATTCAATGCTGCTATGGCTGCTAACCCCATTGTGCTTATCATCATTGCTGTTGCTGCTCTTGCTGCTGGTTTCGTTCTCCTATACATGAAGGTGGACTGGTTCAGAGAGGCAGTAGACAAGGCAGTAGGAGCCATCCTGAAGGCTCTGGAATGGCTCTATGATTGGATTAAGAAGAACTGGCCACTGCTCCTAGCTATCCTTGCTGGTCCGTTTGGCATAGCTGCTTACACCATTATTAAGAACTGGGATAAGATATCGGGCTTCTTCAGAGACCTGCCAGGTCAGATAGCTGGGTGGCTCTCAAGTATCGTCGCAAAGATTACAGGTCCTTTCAACAGTGCTAAGACTACGGTACTGACCACCCTGGGGAATATCGGTAACTGGTTCAGAGACCTGCCAGGCAGGATAGGTGGATGGTTCGCGACTCTGGCCTACAAAGTCACTAGCCCATTCAATACTGCTAAAGCTAATGTTATGGGTGCCTTGAACAGTATCTCTGAATGGTTCAGGCTGTTGCCTGGCAGAGTCTCTGGCTTCTTCAGTAACCTGGCTAACGTCATCAAGTCTCCGTTTACGTCTGCCTTCAGAGCCATTAAGAATCTGTGGAACAGCACTATTGGAGGGTTTGGCTTCAAGGCACCTAGCTGGATTCCTGGGTTTGGGGGTAAAGGGTGGACGATACCTGAGATGGCTAAAGGTGGCATAGTCACGCGACCCACCATAGCTCTCATAGGTGAAGCTGGTCCTGAGGCAGTTGTACCCCTGGGTAGGGGTGGGGGGATGGGTGCCACCTATCAGATCAATGTCTATGCCTTGACTGCTACTGCTGAAGTAGGCAGGAAGGTGTATGAAGCTCTGAAGGAGTATGAGCGTACTTCAGGGAAGGCTATTGCCTGATGCCTACCAGTATCAGGGACTGGCAGAAACATGGGGTAACCCTGAAGGTAGAGCTAGCCACTTCAGGGAGTCTCATTGTGGGTAACAATGAGACTAAGATTCCTTTCAATACTGGTGGCTCTTATGGTGCACCTGTGGGATGGAGACCAGGACAGTGGAACCAGTCAACTGACGATATCTACGCTGGTAGTGAAACTCTCTACAATCACACCACTAGTGCTGGGGTCTATTCCTGCTCTGCTAAGAATGCCACACCCCCTACAGGTAGGTGGGCTGGTATCTGGTCTGACCCTACCTGGGTCTGGCCAGTGACTCCAGGTCATAGGTATCAGATTGGGGTTCAAGCTAGACAGATGGCTGGGAAGGCTCAGAGCCTTCATCAAGAAATAATGATGGTGGCTGCTTCTGCTGCTGGTCCCTGGGTGGATTACATAGACCCAGCCACTGCTTACGCTTCAACTGAGTGGGAGGATATTTCCTACACTGGTCCTGCTATGCCTGCTGATAAGACGGTAGCTAGGCTCATGCTGGTTTGCTCCTACCCTAGTGTATCTGTTTCAGAGTTTGGGGTTCAGTGGCAGGGTCTCTACATGAGAGAGCTAGACCTAGAAGCACCCCCACTCACCTGGGTAGATATTACCTGTGATGTTCAGGCTATGAATGTCAGATATGGCAGGGAGCGATTCACTAACAGGTATGACGTATCCACAATGCAACTGGATATGTTGAATACCTCAGGCAAATACACTTACCATCAGAACCATCCTTTGAACCTGGCACCAGGTAGGCAGGTGAGAGTTACCGCTACCTATGAAGGCATAGAGTACCCTCTGGCATTCCATGTTCTAGACTCCCTGACTGATGGCTACTCTATTGATGGCCATGTTATCTCCAGGTGGTCTCTGACTGACCCCACTGCAATCCTGTCTAATAAGACTACTGCTAGCAGTGTGCTAGCATTTGGGTCTCAGAAGGCAGGGGGTCGCATTAACACTATCCTAGACCAGATTGGCTACCTGCCTAGGCTCATTGATGAAGGCAACTTCTATATGCAGCACATCGTAGCTAGCGGTAGAAGTCTGAGGGATGAAGCTGGGATAACTGCTGACTCTGAGGGGGGTAACTTCTTTGCTGACAGACTGGGTAATGTCGTTTACAAAGATAGAGACTGGCAGGCTGAAGATTCAAACCTGAACACTGTTACTGCTGACCTGGTGGGCCAGCCACACTGGGGGGATATGCCCCAGGTTGATGAGATACCTACTGACCCTGAAGCACCCCTCATCTGCTTCAATGAGCTACAGACTGGCTGGTCTCTTGACAGGGTAATCAATATTGTGTCACTGGCTAACGTCAATGGCACAGTTCAAGAGTTTGTAGATGAAGCATCCATGAAGAAGTATGGACCTTTCACCTACACCAGGCATGACTTTGTAACTAACTCAACAAACCTACCCATTAGAGCAGCAGACATTATGACTGGGTATGCAGACCCAGTTCTGAGGGTCAACAGCGTAGCCTACGCTCCAGGGGTGTCAGGAGCCTGGGAATGGACCTTAGCTGCATTCCTCAACTGGATGGTAAGAGTATGGTACTCTCACCCTACTGAGGATTGGGGGTATGCAGTCTGTGTTCATATCCAGAGCATTGAACACAGGATTAGCCCTAAGGATTGGCTGACCACTCTGGTAGTAGACCTGCCAGCATCCTTCAGAGAGCTTGAGTGGTCTGACCATGGCTGGGATATGGATGAGTGGGATGGAACACTCTGGGACCAGACAGACGTAGAAGATTACGCTAAGTGGTCTAGCGATTATTATTGGTCTGACCCTCTGTCGCTATGGGGTCCCAGGCAAGGAGTACCAGTGTGAGTATCCCAGTACCTGTAACCAGAACGAAGATAGCTACTGCCACCTGGGGAGTGCCTATCACTAATGAAGTCAACAGGCTGACCACCTACACCACCCCCACTCCCTGGGTGAATGTAACCTATCAGAATGGCTGGTTAGATTATACTGGTGGCTATAGCCCAGTTCAGTACCGTAAGGTGGGGGATATCGTCTACGTCAGGGGAGTAATGAAGCAGGGTGCACTTAATAATGTTGCATTCACTCTGCCTGTAGGTTTCAGACCACCTACCATCATCCAGAAGAATGCTGCTGGCACTGCTTCTACCGTTGACTATAACCCCTCTGGCACTTGCTATGTTGCTGGTGGGGGTAATGGTGCGGTAACAGTTGACTGCTGGTTCTCCACTATCTAACAAAGGAAAGAAACATCATGGCATATTCAGACGTAGCTCTACTCAGTGCAGATAATGACTTCATCATGAGAACCAGAGCAGCAGCAGCACAGGAGGGAGAAGCAGACCCAGTGCAGTGGTCTAATGCCTACATTTGGCAGATGGCTGGTTCTCCTGGGTTTGGCGATAAGTACGCTTCTGCTCTAGCTGCTGAAGTTCCCAGACCTGGCAATGATCAGAGCGTTATCAGTGACCCAGAGATTCTGTCAGCCATCCAGGCTCTCAGGACCCCTACAGGCACCCAGAGCGCGAAGAAGTCCTAGGACGCGCTCTGAGAGGCTTCAGGGTGCCTCTGGTGGCTCATCAGGATGGCCAGCAGTCTGAGTGCTGCTGGGTCCTGAGAGTGCCTGGGCAGACCCTGGAGGGAGTCGCGCTGCTGCTGGCTCTTGAGCCAGTCTGCTAGCTCTCCTGGTGCCATCTGTGGGACCCTAGACCCACTGAGCCAGCCTGGTAAAGGGGTGGCAACAAGAAACCCCCTGGCTCATGCCAGGGGGTTTGCTTCATTCCTCAGGTTGTAGCACCAGGCTGGGCTATGCCACTCTCTCAGTCTGGAGCCTGGCAATACCCCTGACCCCCTGAGCAGGGTTCAGAACCACTGATGAGAGAACAGCCTTCAGGACCCTACGCTTATCCATGAGGTTCATAGCCTCCCAGCCTTCTGCCAGGTTCTCAACAGCAGGCAGGTCTAGAGGCTCATCACCTGTAGCAGAAGCCATACGCTCATTGACACTCTCTAGCAGAGCTTCTAGCTGCTCAGGCTTCATCAAACCCTTACCAGCAATCTTCAGGTAGCTCTCTGCCTCATCCTCAAGAGCCTGGATGACCTGAGGGTTATAACCCCTGCCTTGAGTCCTGAGAGCATCCCACTCAGCCTGGGGTACCAGGTCTAGCATCCTGGCTGAGATTGCCTTATCGGCATCTTCTGACCATATGGAGTTTCCACACCTGGTGCACTGGTAACGCTGAGCCTGAATGCCACTCCGCTTCACCCAGTTCCTGGCACCTACTTTGGCTCCTTCACACTCAGGCTTGCCACAGGTCAGGATTCCTGAGAGAAGATGCTTACGCACATTATCAGGAGCAGTCTTACGCTCAGGGTCATTCAGCAGGGTGCAGACCTTCTCCCAGGTCTCAAGAGGCAGGATGGCTGGCCAGGTTCCCTTTACCAGTTCTCCATCAGACCACCTACGGTAGCCAGCAGTAGTGGGGTTCATCAGAGTGCTTCTCAAGCCTCTAGCAGTCATAGCACCACCCCTGCTGCTGGTGGGGTGGTAGAGCTTAATCAGGCTCTTGAGACCCACCCCCAGAATCAGGTCATGAGCAGACCTTCTGATGATGGCTGCTTCAGCCTCATTGATGGTCAGGCAGTTGGCTTCTCTGTTGTAGCCATAAGGTCTGGCACCCTGGGGTACTGCACCCTCTCTGGTCCTGCCATCATTCCATGACTTTGTACGCTCAGACTTCATAGCTGATTCCATCTCAGCAAATGACGCGATGATGCCCAGCAGCATCCTGCCCTGAGCAGTGGTTGTATCTATGGCATCTTGCACACTGGCAAAGGACCCACCAGCAGAATCAATCCTGCTCCAGTAGTCCCAGAAGTCAGTTACCGATCTGGTGAACCTGTCAATCTTCCAGACCAGGAGAACGTTAGCTGCTCCACACTCCACCAGTTCCAGAGCTTGCTCTAGCTCTGGTCTCTTAACCCCCCTCTTGAATGCTGACCTACCTGGGTCTGTGCAGACCTTCACTACCTCCCAGCCTCTCTGCTCTGCATAAGCTCTGGCTTCAAACTCCTGGGTAGTGGTGCTGGTTTCGTTCTCCCTGTCCTTAGAGATTCTGATGTAGATAACTACGCTTCTGGGGGTCTGGGTCTGGGTCATGCAGTCAGCCTACCAGGACTAACGCACTGTTTCAACTGCTACCGTATTGCTTGCAACATGGTAGACCTTGAAACACTCCTACCAGGGGTTATGCCTGACCTGCTGAGCCAGCCTGGCAGAGCAGTGGCAGACCCACTCCCACAGACTCACCAGACTGGCCCAGGAGGCTCCAGAAGCCTAGTGGGGGTGGTCTGCTGCTACCAGGCACCCTGGGTGCTGCTGGTGGCTCCTGAGCTAGCTGGGGGGTTACCCCTGGGTAGCTTTAGCAACATCTTTCAAACAGGCTCTACCTTCAGCCTGACTGTCTGGGTCATGAGGCAAGCTGGCGAACAGTTCTCCTATGTCCCTGATATGTTCCACCATCTCTGACCACTGAGATTCAGTTAGCTGATAGACCACTTGAATACCCTTGCCTCTACGTTTGAATACCACTGGCTCTGGCCATCCTGATTCAGATGGAACCTGAGTAGTGCTGGGGTCTAGGCAGGCTCTGTATGTCTTGCCACTGACTACTAATCGCTTCATGCCTCAGGTATCTCCTGGGGTGGTTCTGCCAGGGTTACCCCATCAGAGCAGAAGCCTGAATCAGTTCTAGTGTGTATCCAAACATCATCCCAGTCATGGTCTATGAAGATGGGCTGATGGCAGTGCTGACACTGGGTCAGGGTATGTTTAGCCATAGCACCAGTATACCAGCATCAAACTTACTTTCAACTGTGACCTTTGTCACAGGTTCAGACATAGAGAAACCCCCCAGACCTGAGCCTGGGGGGTTTCTGTGGGTCCCTGGGTGGGGACTGGCTGACTCAGCTTGCTTTAGCAGCAGCAGGAGCCTTGACAGGAGCCTGCTCCTTGACTGAGCCAAAGATGCGGTAACGCTTGTTTGGGACTACTGGAACAGCATCAATCTGGTAAACCCTGGTGGAACCTTCAGCAGTGCTGAGTTCCTTAGCAATCCCTCTCAGGGTGGTCAGCCTGCTGATGGAATGTGCCTTATCTTCATCCTTGCTGGCCATTTCAAACTCAGCACCAGGCTGGAGTTTAGCCAGCCAGGCTTCATAGGCTGGGCGTACTGGTGCGCGTCCCCCTCTGGGGGGTGAGATGGGCCTATCTTTGATAGGGACTGGTGCACCCAGGTCTAGTGTGGTTTCAGGCATGATGTGTCTCCTTCAGAGTGAGTAAGTGCCTACAGGGGTCTGATGCTAGACGTTCAGAATCAGGGATGCAAGTAGCTTCACTAACATTCTGCTGCTTCATAAGCATCAGGGGAAACCCAGAAGGGTTCTAACCCTGCTCCTACCCTCCTGCTGTTGACCATGTTCATACAGTCTCTACAGATGGGTTCCCTAACCCCATTGACTCTGTGAGAAGGCACCAGGTCAGGGTTATAGGTGAACAGGTTCCTACAGAGCAGGCACCCCCCATAGACGACCATGAAACCCACAGGTCACCCCTTCACCAGGTCTACTACTGACTGGGTGTGAAGCGCGAGCCTGATTATCTCAGGAAGGTCAGTCATCTTGACTACCTGTTTCCCAGTAGTCCCCATCAGAACAGCCATAACAGCATCAGGAATGTCAATGGCATGACCATTGACCTGAGGGGGTGGCTTCACAGGTTCAAGCTCCTTGCTGCTGCTGGGTCCTGGTCTGCCTCCATTCCCTGTCCTGGTGGCTGCTAGCACTGGGTCACAGGCTTTAGCTGCTTGAGTGCCAGACCTGCCATGAATGGTGCGGTAATGACCTTTCAGATGACCCCTGCTAACAGTCTGGCCACACCCAGGGAATGGGCAGGAGACATGAGGTTCAGCCAGCTTTCTGGTGCCATTGTGTTTATGGATACCGTTGACAGATGGTGCCAGCATCCCCACCCTTCTGGCATGGCCAGCCTTATGGGGTCCTATAGCCTGGGGAGAAGTAGTTACATATTCACAGGAAGGCAGGGGACATTTCCACCGACCATCCCCCAGGGAGACAGGTGGAACCTTATAATACTCTTTGACTTCTGCCAGGGTTATGTCATTCATCTGGTGCCTCTCTGTTTGATTGCTGCTCTCCTATTGGCTTTAGCTAGTTTGATGTGCTGTTCTAACCAGGCTAGCCTAAAGTCTGTTCTGGTGGGTAGGTCTGGTCCATCCCCATCCTTAGAGAACTGGTACCCCTTAGGGTAGGTGTACCTTCTCCCTATGACTTCTCCAGTGTTTCGCTGCACTGAATCCCTACGTTCAATGTCGCATCTTTCACATCTGGCAGTCATAGGTTCCCCATACTGAGGCACCCAGTCTGATGGGACGATATGCCACATATGACCCAGGAGCCTACACACTGAGAAGGCTGGGTTATAGCTGGATAGGTATGGATTCATTCAGTCCCCTGAGACTTCATCTCTAGGTATATGACTGCATCCACCCCTTGAGGGGGGTGCCACCTTTGCAGATGTTCCAGAAGCCTCAGGTTATGATATCTCAGTAGCAGGTTCTCCTTCTCCAGTGCCACCATTCTGGGCGCGATACTATCTCCATCATGATTACCCATCTCCCAGTACCCCCTAGGTACGTTTAGCTCTCAAGCTCTGTTAGCTTGCTCTCCATCATCTCAAGATGATGCTCTGTTGATTCAGCCTTCACACCTAGGGTTCTCTGCTCCATGATGGCTACCATGGTCTCAAGGTCCGTTAGGGTCATGGTCTGTATCTTCTCCACAATCCTCCATCTGTAGGCAGACTCTCTGTCTGCTAACGTTATGGCATCTTCAGCCGTATTCATTTCTCCATGAGCCAGCTTCATTGCTGAGCCAGGCACCCATCTCAAGTGTTCATCTAGAAGCTGATACGTCTTATCTCTTAACTCTGTCTCATTCTGCTTCTCTATCTTGAACAGAGTTTGCCTACTGATACCTGAGACGCGTTCAAACTCACGTCTGGAGTATCCCAGTTGCTTCAGCCTCTTAGTTATCTCAACTGATAGCAGGCTGGGTTTAGTGATTACCTGGGCGGGAGCCATAAGTTCAGCAGTGTAGTTCTCAGGTGTGAACCAGTCAAGGATAGGCCAGGCTGGCTCATCTAGCTGGAGCTTCATGGGAATCAGTTCACACCCCTTGACAGGGTAAACCCTGCTGAGCCAGTCTGGTCAACTTATGGTAGACCCATCTGGGGGGGTCCCAATCTCTGACCTTGAGTCTGTTTCTCAAGCTGCTGAGAGATATGGGTACACATC